GTCTTTCCAAACTGCCTTGTGAGCCATGTCTAGCTCTACCGATGAATAGGGATTTATATTGACTTGATCAAGATTTTTTTCTATTTCTCCCAAAAGTTCATTTAAAACAAAATCAGAATAGTAGACATTATTTCTAATCTCGGTTATTGGAACTTGATAATTGGTGGTAGAATACTTTTGAGAATTAACTCCGATCAAAAACACTGTTGCTACGATTTAGACGATCACCTACAGAATTAAAAGAAGAAACTTCACTTGGTTTATCAGAAAATATATTTTCTATCGGATTATTTTCGCCAAGACTATATTTTGCCATTATTAAAACGTCTTTCTTTTAATTTTTCCATTTGGTTTTTTCAAAAATGACTTTCTCGCTCCAAATTTAACTGGTGCTAGTTTACCAGCTCTACCAGAGAAATTATTTGATTCTGCTGGAAAATCTTTGTCTGAGCTTTCTTGTTTACCTGGCATGAAAAACGTATTGGAAAAAGATTCCGTATTAGTTGCGAACTTTGACCTATGAAGATCGTTGTAGTTTTCGGTTATTGCAAGTAGTGCGAGCATTAGTGCGTCGTGTGCGTGGTCTACAGCAGATCCTCCAGCTTCAAAAACAGGTCTTCCTGTTTGAGTGGTTCTCAAAACCACGTAGGATATGAGTTGCATATACATTTCTGTGTCTTTTTCTGAAATTAAAAGAACTTCTCTTTCAAGATACTGCCTTAGATTGTCAACCATGTACGGCTTAATTTCTTTTTTGATTATCTGTTTAGTATATGGGTCTCTTATGTCTATTGTTTCACTAAAGCTTACGCCTTTTACCTTACCTTTTAATCCACTATTTGGATTTTCTACTCCATGTTTGTGAAGTAACTCTACTTGCACCTCTCCGTAACCCCTGTCCACATAAATGTGTTTTGGATTAAAAATACTATTCAATTCTATTATTCTTGCAACAGCTTTTGTGAGAGTATAATCCGACTTTTGTATCTCTTCTCTGTAGCATAGCTTTACTTTATTTTTAAATGTTTTGTCCTCATAAGAATCTGCGCAAACTTCTACTACAACTATGTTTGTTCCAGCTCCGTACTTGTCCCAGTCAACTCCAATCGTATGAAAGCTTCTTGCTGAAGTTATTTCTGGACTGTAATTCCATCCAGGTTCAATAAAAGCTTTCTCAACAAACTTTCTTGGATATACACCTTCTGAATCTTCTCCCCAATCCGCCTCAATTTCATGCCTGTAACCTATCTCAGAATATTGTTCTCTGAATTCATCTTCTTGTTCTTTAGAGAAGAAAGGATTGCAATATGATGGAAACCAAAATTCCTGAAATCTATCTGACCTACACCATTCCCAGAATCTTTCTCTTCTTCCTGTGGGGGTAGAAGCGCCGATTAAAACTTTATCTGGTTGATCTTCTGCCGTTTTTTGAAGCATGGCGTAGAGTGCATCAAGATCATCGCTATGCATGAAGTCCATTTCGTCCAAAACTATTACGTGGGCTTCCTGACCACGAGCAACGTCTGATTTTCCTCCAGATCTCATTCCTGAGGTAAAGAATCTTATTGTTGAACCGTTTGAAAATTCCAGAATAAATTGAGGACTGGTTACTTTGCGCACAATAGAATTGAATACTATGTCATTTTTTGAAGAAATTCTGATTATTTCTTGATAAATTAACTCTACTTGAGTCTTCATTGGCGCCACCACCAGACAACGACCATCTCTGTGAGTATAACTATAATGTAAAAGGCTTATGGCTAAAGTAAACGTTTTCCCCAAACGACGACCGGCTCTTAAAACTTTTCTAAGTGATGGATCCCTTAACATCAATATTTGATAAACTCTTGGTTGGACCTGCAAGAAGTGCCTCGCCCAAACAACAGGATCTTTTGCTATGTGTATTTGTCTTTGATATTCTGCTGATATGCCTGCTTCTAAAAGATTGTTATCAACTTCAAATGGTTCATCAATTAAAAGTGCAAGTTCCCTTTTGGTAAGATGTCTTTCTGTAATTGGAGTTCCGTCAGCCCAGGTTAAATGAGTTAATTTATTTTTAAAAACCCATTCAATTCTATTGATTTGCTTATAAGATTCAATGTCTTGATTTTTTATTATTTCAATAAGATCTTCTCTTGAAAGTTTTTCTAGTTCTTTTCTGAACTGATAAGTTTTTTGTTTAAGAATTAAACTCATGATTATCCATAATGTGCGGCTAGCATTGAAGCTTCTGCTCCGAGAAGGCTTCTTGCATTAAGTCTTGAATTTTGTATTGCCATAACACCTCTTGCCCTTGATGTTGCGGCAACTTCATTGTCCTTGAATCCAGATCCAAACATGGGCTTATTAATTGTTCCTTGCATTGACTTCATTGCATCTTTGGCAAAGTTTACACCTTTAACGGCTATTTTTCCAGCGCCTTTTGCTAAATCATAGATTAATTGTCCAGTTGCCAAAACGTTTAATCCTGGCATCAATCCACCTGCACCTTTAAATATTCCAGATGCAAGTACTTTTCCTCCTGCAATTCTGCCACTACTAGTTGCACTTTTACTGAAAATGGCTCTAAGTCCAATTTCACTCATTTTTCCTGCACCACGAAGCTCTCTAATTGTACCACCAACATATTTAGAAGCTTTTGTAGGCCCTCCACTAAGTTCATCAATTAATGCTTTGGCAGCCGTTTTATCTAAACCACCAGCTCTTGCAGCGTGTTGAAACGTTGCTTTTTGTCTTATACCTGCATCAGCAAAGTTTACAGAGCCTGAATACCACGAAGTGAATCTGTTGCTCAACTTTCCTATTGTCATTTCTTCACCAATGAATTTTGCGGTATGTCCGAATGCGGCCTGCATTCTTCTTGTCTTTTCAACATCTATTGCAGCTAGAGTTGCGGTTCTTTGCGCGTTCAAAACAGTCGCAGATCCACCTGGCGGAAGAGGCCCAACTCCACCAGGAACCAATCTCTCAAGAGCTGCTTGAGCTGCATCTGTCCCAGCTTTTACGACGCTCGGCATTGCTTCAATTGGTCTTGCCACGTTGGATACTTTTAAGGCATTACTTGCAATTTTACCTTTTGCCTCCAAGGCCCTTCTGTATCTTGCTTGAGAGAACTTTGAAGCCCCTGGACCTGGCGGTCTTGCTATGATTGAATCAAGAGTATTAACTCTATTGATGGCAGTTATTCGTCCAAGTACTCCACCAGAAAATGCTTTTTCTGTTTCTGGATTAAAATCAGCTGGAAGACCAGCCATTTTTTTGAATCGGTTGCTTTTCATTGCAAAATCCATTATTCCAGAAATACCCTGCATTGGTGTATATGCTATTCTTGTATCTCCAGCAAGTGCTCCAAGGCTAGTAAATCTACCTACCGCCAATGGATTTGCTGTTAAATTGTTTGCCCTAGATGCGCGTAATAACGGAGTTTTTCCCTGAGCCATTTTTCTTCTAGCATAGGCGCCTAGGGGTCCACGGCGACCACCACCAACAAATTGTTGTGCTTCTCTTGGCGCAAGATCATCACCAATCATTGCTCCATATTTTTTAGCTCTTCTTAATTTCCTGCCAGTTGTCCCAGCTGCTACGTCAAATCTTCCACCTTTTTCTAAGGTTCTTGCGTATCGCCTTGCGTTAAACAACGCAGCAGTAGTTGCTCCAGGAGTTGATTCTAAAATATCAAATATTCCACTACTTGGAGCTACATCGGCTCTGGCTGCTGCACGCATTCCTATGGCAGCATTCATGTTTTGAGGGTCGTACGAAGCGCCGCCGTAATCAACTCCACCAGTCATTGGATTGATTGGCATTATCCTCTCCTCTGATTGTGCATTCCGAAAACAATATTTCCGCTTGCATTTAATCTATTCGCAGTTAATGCAGATTGATTATAAAAAGGAGATTCATTCATTATTTGACTATTCGTTTTTGCTGTTTTATATGCCATTGTTGCAGATCCGCCTGCACCTAGTGCACCACCAGCGACTGCTCCACCCATTGCACCCAATACACTCCCAGTTATTGCTCCCCTTATTCCTCCACGCCCGTAACCCATTCTAGCCCCTGCAAGACCTCCAATGAATCCGCCCAACAACACCCGTGCCTACGGCTGCTCTAGCTGGATTGGTATGTGCGCCAACTCCAAATCTTGTTGCATTTATTCCTCTTGCGGTGCTACCAATTATTCCTGGAGCTCTTGCCCCTAAATATAAACTTGGAGTAAGATCAGTTCCAAGTACAGCCCTATCAGCTTCTGGATTGTCAAATGCAACATCCATTGCTGCATCCGTTCCTGCTGGAATCACCTGTCCCGCAAAACCTTTTATACCCCTATAACCAAGATATGCTGCTACTGCACCAGTTGCAAATTTTCCAAGATTTCCTCCAGCAAAACTTCCTGCTCTAGCCCCTGCCATTCTCAGACCAATACCAGTACGTGTACCCATAGCTGATCTACCTACTCTTCTAAGGGCTGAAAGGGCTGGCATTTGCTATCCTCCGTATAAATGATTATATTTATTTGGTCCCATTTTGTAATGAGATGTTTTGTTTCTATCCAAGTTTCCAACTACTCCGGCAGTAACCAATGGATCTCTTCTTGAAGAAGTCTGTCTTGCTAATTCTTGGTCAATATTATTAAAATCTTGAATTGACATTGGACCTGGCTCAAACTCTTGTTGCTCCATAGTCTCGTCGTATACTTGATTTTTTTGAGTTCTTCTTGCTAAATAGTAACCAGCACTTAGGGCTGCTACAGCTCCTACTCCAGCATAAACTTTTGGTTTTAAAAACTTCATTCTTTCTGCAATATCCATATCTCTGAATTTTCTTGAAATAGCTCTTGAAGAACCAGATATTTCTGCGTCTGGTCTAGACGATCTTGCAAAAGACCTTAACCTTCCAAAGAATCCTCCACCTTCTTCACCTGCAGTATCAACTCCTCTTCTCATTGCTCCCTGCAAAAGAGATACCTGTCTTGTGGACGAGGATCTTTCTGCAATCTCTATTCCTAAGCTACCGCCGATTCTTTCTGACTCAATTAACATTTCGTCAGCAATCCTTGGGGTTAAAACCACTCCGCCTTCGTCCAACATTCCCACGTTAAAACTAAAACCTTTTTGTACAGCAACTGTGTCGGCATCAATTCCAGAAGCAATATTGTTTACTACGTTTGCTGCTTGTCTTGCAATCGAATCTGAACCTGTTGAGTCTATGGTTGAAATTATTGCACCGCGGTCTAAGATGCTTGAAGAAATCTTTTCAATCGCTTTTGCGTCATTTAACTCGCCCATTATTCTTACAGCGTGTTCTTCTGATAGAGCAAGACCTTCTTCCACCATTTCTTTTGGTGATTTACCAGCTATCTTAGATTTGGCGACTCTTACAAATTCTTCTGCCTCTTTTCTTGCTCTATCCTCTGCAATTTTTGTTGGATCTCCAAATAATGACCCTCCATAAATCACGTTTACAGTTGGAGTTCTAGCCTCAGTTCTAGTTGCCACAGACAGCCTTGTTCTGGACGATCTATTTCCAGTTTCGCCTTTTAGTCTTTCAAGAAAAGGTATTTCCATTCCTGAATCGTCTAAGCTTTTCATTTCTCTTGCTATTGAAGTGGGTATTGCTAAAACGCTTTCTCCAATAGATATTGTTTTTTGTGGTTGAGTAAAAACTATTCCAGTTTCACTCAGCAACGGGAGATTTCTTGATATTACATCTGATGAAGCTGCGACTCTTCCTGCAATATCTTCTGCGGTTCTTGATACAATGGCGCCTGTCGCATCAACTTCATGGGTTAGAGCTTCAGATATAAGTCTTGTGTTTGATGCTCCCAGCGGGGCAGTTATTGCAGATAAGCTTACTGCAGCCGACCTAACCTCTGGTTGCATTGATGATGCAACGATTCCTGATTCATACAATGCTTTTTGATAAGCCTGCATTCTTGACTGACTCAAGGCTTGAAGTGGATGCCTCACAACGCCAAATGCACCCGATGAATCTTCTGGTGCAAGACCAGAGGTGAAACCAGTAATATTTCCGTGTTGCGGTCATTCCGCCAAAAAAAGTCCCTTCATTTTCTTTTATCGTTCTTGCTGCGTCTAATATTGTTCCAGTGTTAATTGTTGACGCAGATCCACTCGCCAAAAATCTTCCCATGTATTCTATGTTAGTCTGCTGTATCGGAGTTATTCCAAGTGATCTAATCGTTGAGGTTCTTGAGGAAGCAATAGCCGAGTCTAAATCCAAAGATGAAACTGGAGCTGATCCAGATCTCATTAACGGCGGAGTTGCCCTTACGGCATCTATTTCTCTTTTTATATAATCTCTAGCTACTGTTTCGGATATTGGAATTTCGCCTGCTCCAGTGGTATTTGGCTGAAAAACAAAACCTGAACCGTTGCGTGAGTACCTAAGAGTTCCTCTTGTATCTGCAGACACTCCTGTTGGTAGTGGACCACTAGAACCAATAACTGCTTGAATTTGATCTTCAATTTGAACTCCTCTCAATCCACTTGGACTTTCATACAAGTGTGCAAGAGCCTTTTCCGTAAGATACCTTGGATCAGCCAAATTAGTTGTCGGAAGGATAGCTTGCGCAGCAGCTACATTTCTTCTGGCTTTTTCTATAAGATCAAGTGACGTAGCGCTAAGACTAGTGGCAGAAGGAGTTCCTGGTAATGGGGATAACTTTATCCCTTCTGGAGAAAGAGCTATCTCAGTCAAGAGTTGTGTCACAGTTCTGTCAACATAGTCGGTGTGCGAAACGGATCCAGAGGCAAGTTGCCTAAGCACTAGTTGTGCAACGGTATCTCCTGCTTCTGCTCTTTTTGCCACAGTGTCAAGAAAGTCTGTTGATGAAACAATATTTTCTAGACCAAATGCAGAAACTTTTTCTCCAGCTTGTTCTATTTTTGACCTTACTGACGGCGACAGTATAGATTCCAGCGCCAAAGCTGACTGTACACCATAATCATCACCAGCCAATCTGGCGTCATCAAGACGTTTTGAAATTTGACCTCTTAGTTGAGACCTGACCATTTGAAGTGTATCAACCATTCCTTCGCCCGATATCATTCTCTCCTCAAACGCTTTCAATGCCCTTACTGCATCTGGATCCTCCATAAACTCTGGTATTTGCCTGGCCGAATCCATTATCTTTGTTACGTCAAATTGAATGTTGTAACCAGCAAGATGGGCATCGCTTGTCCCAAATTTTTTAAACAAATTTTTATAATATTCGGCTGCATTAGCTCTTCCTGCTGAGCTTGTTAGATCAAAATTGGGCAGCATTCTTCCAGATATGGGCTGCTCTCTTGCAATAACCGCTTCACCAAGTGATGTTACCCTTGAAAGACCAGATGGGTCTGCGGAAACGGACGCTGACATTTGGGGTGTTACAAATCTGGCACCTTGATCTTCTCCGAACTGGCGAAAATTTCTTACCTGCATCCATCGTTGTTTCTTGAACTGAAATTGATCTAACCATATCACCGCTAGTTACTCCAGTTGTTTCCACGTCCAAAAATCCGACTTTTGAACCTGGAACTACATGACTCATTGAAGTTATTCTTGTTGGATCAGCCACTCTTTTCTCAAGTTCCGAAAAAGACGGAAGATTGGTCGTACCGCATTCTAAACGAACTCAATGGTTCGGTAAACATGCCCTCTTCTGCCCTTGGATCTATGCTAAAAGTTCCGTTGCTCCAATAAATCAAGAACTGGACTATATCCACCACTCATTGAAGTGGAGTAAATTGCGGATCGACGACCAAGAGCAGAGCCTGATGGTAGATGAATACCAGGAGTTCCAGCTCCTTCAATAAGATCTTTTGTTTTTAATACTTGCATATGAAATTGCTCACGAAGTTCTTTTTGCACTGTCTTATTACTAATAAGATTCAGGTTTATTGGTGAATTTGGATCAAGTGCAGCTTCAAGTGCATTTTTTTGAGCCTGATTTGCTATGCCACTTCTTAACTCTTCGGCTACAGCCGCTCTATATCTTGCGTCAAATGCTTGATACCTGGTCATTTGTTCTGAAACAGTTCCAATTCCTATTTGCTCAAGAAGTGTTTGTGTTATTGGTGTTTCTAAATTTTTTGTTAGAATTTCCGTTATTTCTGGACTACCAGAAATTCCAGGACGAACATGTTCTATTAAATTTCTAAAAGTTTCTGTTGCTCTATCCAAAATGTCTCTTCCACGACCGACCAATAACGGGGAATTTTCTTAGCGCATTATTAATTGGATCGTCAGGCAGTATTGTTGGCATGAGCTACTCCTAGTCTTCTTTTGGCTCTACTGCCTCCGAGTCAATAATATAATTATCAAGTTCTGCGGTTCCCATTTTTTGTTTTAACAGTTTTTCTCTTGATATTTCTATTGATTGAACTTTTCCAATTATATCCGATATTGCCTGTGCGGTATCTAATTGAACCTGTCCTATTTTTGCTTTTGCTTCTCTGGTGGCTAATAATTGATTTCTTAAATCTTTTCTTCTTTTATGAAGCTTGTCTTCCAGCTCAACCGCTAAGTGTAGTTCTTTTTTGAAGATAGGATTTCCATCTCGGTCTACACCAATAATATTTTCTTGAACAAAATGTTCTTTTGCTAAAAGTTTTGACTTTCTTAGATATTGAACCTCTTGATCTACTAAGTCTCTTACCATTGACACCTCTACAAGATTATTTGGATTGACCTCTAGCTGTTGCATATATTCTGCGGTAAATTGAGCTACCATTCCCATTTCTATCGGGCATGCTTTTCCTTTTGGTGCAAGATTTTCTTTAAGCAATGGACATGTGTTCGCAAATATACATTTTTCAGCTTCACAATTCATTGGTATTGAAGAAAACATTGTGGTTCTAGTTTTTTGTGGTCTGATCAAATCAACAGCTTTTTCTTTTTGATCATCAGTCCATGTTTCTGGAAAAAATAAATCGGGCCTCAAAGATTCTAACTGTTTCATAAAATTTGATTTGTCTGTTTTTTCAATTTCTGACATTTTGAATCCTTATGGATAATTTGACAATATTTCATTTAGGCTTTTTTGCAGCTTGTTAATTATTTCTGTTGTTGTGCCCGCATTTGTAAATAAACCAACTTCTCTCATTTCGTCTGGGGTTAAAGTTGAATTTATAATGTATCTTGCCCCCTTACATATATCACAGTAAATTTCTTTTTCCTGTGTTGAACATATACATGGATCTATTATCGAAAAAGCTTCTAGTGCTTTGGCAATTTCATACCATTTGTTTTTGAATAACTTTTTTGTTTGCTCTTTGTAAGCTCTCAATTTTGCCTGATCTTCAGACAGAAGTGTGCCCATATCCAAAGATTGTTTCATCAAATCCATAACTGTCTTATACAGAAAGTTTGGCAGTTCAAAATCGCCACTCTCGTTTATATACATCTTCCAATTGTTCATAATATATTATACCTTAGGCTGATCTGCCAACTCCTGGGGGAGCAGATGTTATTGGTCTTGGACCTGGGTTATAGGCTCCGCTAGATCTGTTGGTGGAAGCCATTTTCAAAGCTGACGCACCCATGATACTATAACCAACAGCCTTTTTGCCTTGTTTAATATATTTAGGGCGCATAGCTAATCTTAACGCATCAGGAGTAACCATTCCAGCTGGAGCGCCTGATAGCGCTGCTGCTGCAGCTTTGCGTCCACCTGGAGTTACGCTGCCAATTGCTGCAAACACATCTCCAGCAAATCTGCCTATTCCA